AGAACAATAAGATGTTATAAACTTGTGTATGGCTTATTGTCTTTTAATAATGGTAAAACTGCACAAGGCAATGCACACAATGTGGAAAATTTACCTGCCCTATATAGGGTAACTGGTACTGCATTTTCACCTGTAAGTGCTGCCCTAGATCAATTAAAGAAAAGAAAAAAACTTATGTTTAATTGTACATTTACCATAGATACGAAGAGGCAAAAAAAAGGTGGTAATGTTTTCTACGTACCAGAGATTGGTGTGAATGCTGAAGAAAACTTACAGTTGTCTGATATGGATATGGAAACATTAAAGGTGTTTCAAGATTCTATTAATGAAGAGAACACTGAAGTAATTGCTGCTTACAATAAAGCAAAGAGTAGTAAATCAAATGGTGAAGATAAGATAGACGCAGAGATAGTTGAGGATGTAAGTAACGAATCTCCAGAAAAAATCTTAGCATCATAATGAATACTATACTTTTAAAAGTTCAAAAGTATCTTGACATTGTATCTAAGTCTCCTGTAAAGCTAGATAACAAGTTAGTTCAAGAGTTTGGTGAGGCGTGTAAAAACGCCTTACTTAAACAGTTTGAAGAAAATAGAAGAGATAAGTTTGAACCTAGGATGTCGAATATAGGTAGACCTTTATGTCAATTACAGATGGAAGCTAAAGGTATTAAGGGAGAGGGACAACCTTACAATGTAAAAATAAGAAATACATTTGGGGATATAATAGAAGCATTAGCAATATTAGTTATGAAATCAGCTGGTGTAAATATTAAGAATGAGCAAAAAAAAGTTACATATAAATTTAATGGAGATAAAATTGAAGGTAGACAAGACGTTGAAATTGATGGAAAAGTTTGGGATATTAAAAGTGCATCACCATATTCATTTGAAAAAAAATTTGGAGAAGCAGGAGGATTTAATGAAGTTGTTAAAGAAGATTCATTTGGTTATGCATCACAAGGTTTTTTGTATGGAGAAAGTCAAAAAAAAGATTTTGGTGGTTGGATAGTAATTAATAAATCTACTGGTGAGTGGGCTGTATGTGAAACACCACAATCTGTAGAAGAACATAAAATTGCAGCATTAAAAACTGCTAAAGATAATTTTAAAATATTAAAAGAAGGTAAGCCTTTTAAAAGATGCTATACCGATGTAGCAGAAACTTTTAGAACTAAACCTACTGGTAATAGAGTTTTGGGTTTTGTATGTTCATACTGCCCATACAAACTTCCTTGTTGGGGAAGAGATAAATTGCAGTTGCTACCGCAGCAGCAATCTAAAGGTAAGAATCCTAAATGGGTTTGGTATACTTCGGTTACAAATCCAAGGGAGGAAACCAAAGAGTTTAGTGGTGGATAGTTTAAGGGGTCTATTCACCATTGACTCTTTAAATATTTATAATATGCATTTATATTTTGTAGTATTTAAAAATAAAAAAGATAATGATTACAAACTATTTAGTAATACTGTCTTCGATAAAGAACAAGAAGCAGAAGACTTTGGAAAAAAAAGTATGAAAAGAGGATACGAACATAAAGTATTAGATTATAATAGTAAAAATTATAATAGGTATTGGAATGAAAAATAAAAAAGATGCATTTAATTATATAAATTCTGTTAAGGTAATAGTTAGTCCTTGGCAAAAAGGTTTTAATTGTAGTATAATTATGGATAGTAAATCTAAAATGACTACAGAAGAATATGAATTATGTTCTACAATAGCAAGAGGCATGATAAAGATGGCAACTACTGACCCCCATTCAACATTTCTATGGGGACTTCGTGGATATGCTGAAGATAAAAAGAAAAATCAAAAAGATCTAAGTATTAGTTCTGTTGCAGAATTTGATGATGATTCTAATGTTATAGATTTTCTTGAGTTTTTAAAAACAAAACGAGATAAGGAGTTAAATTAATGGCAACGCACTTAGTTATAGGTGACCCTCATTGTACACCTAAAGCAAGCAATGAAAGATTTCTGTGGGCAGGTAAATTAGCAGCAGATTATAAAGTTACTCATGTAGTATGTATGGGAGACTTTTGTAGTATGGATTCTCTATCCACATATGATAGAGGTAAAAAATCCTTTGAAGGTAGGAGATATCAAAAAGATATGGATCATTCACATGAAGCATTATCTTTGTTTAATAAAGGATTAGGTAAACATAAACCTAAAAAGATTATGCTACATGGTAATCATGAAGATAGAATTGATAGATTTGTAGATGAAAATCCAGAATTAGATGGCACTGTAAAAATTAGTGATCTTAAATTTAAACAGTATGGATGGGAAGAAGTTAGATACAAAGCTATTAAAGTTTTAAATGGTGTACATTACTCTCATCACTTACCATCTGGTATAATGGGATCTGCAATATCTGGTGAAAATATTGCAAGAAGTATATTGACAAAGCATAAAGTTTCTGCTAGTGTAGGTCATAGTCATTTATTAGATTATGCAGTATCAACATTACCCAATGGTAAAAAGTTGCATGCTTTATCTGCTGGGTGCTATTTAAATCACACAGAATATTTTGCTAGAGATACTCAACATATGTGGTGGAGTGGTTTAATTATCAAGAGAGAAGTTAAAGATGGTGATTACAATATGGAGTTAATTGATATCAAAACTATTAGGAGGGAATATGGTAAAAGATAAACGCACATACATAAAGAAGATGGATCATGGTCATGATATGTCATATGAAAATGAAAGAAAGCATGATAATGTACATTCACCTTCACACTATATGCATGGTAAAAAAGAAACTATAGATGTTATTCGTGATTGTATGGAAAACGATGAGTACCATGGATATCTTAAAGGTAATGTTTTAAAGTACGTTGCAAGATATAAATTTAAAGGAGAGCCATTAGAAGATTTGCATAAGGCTCAATGGTATCTTGATAGATTAGTTAAGGAGGTTAGCAATGGGTCAAGTTAAACAAGCAGTACTAGAAGTAGAAGATTTCGTTTCGGGTTGTTTACGTGAAGGTAGGACGTTAAACCAAACCATACGAGATGCCAGAGAATCTGAGGCAGCAAAAACTAATCCTTATTTAGATGATGAGGATTTAGTAGAAAAAAAATACTACCAATTTAAAGGAGCAGAGTAATGCAAGAAATACTAAAAGCGTTAAAAAAAAAGTATGAAGCAGAGATAGATATAGCAAAAGCTACAATACAAGTATATCTAGATAAGCCTGCAGGTATAGGTGAACATCCGCAATTTGCTGAAGAGTTAGATAAACAGTTAGCAATAATAGGATGTGCATGTGAGAAAATAAAAGTAATAGATAAATATTATCCCGACCATGATGATATACCATTTTAATAATAGGAGGATAAATGGCTGAACAAAAGAAAGAAACACCGAAAACTGCACCAAGAATGTATCATATAGATTCTGAAAAACTTATGGATATTATGCGGTATCTAATGACGAGACCTTATGGTGAGGTTGTTAAACTGATGAATGCTCTATCTACACTTACACCTGTAAATTTAGATGGAGGGAAAGAAGATGGAAAAAAATAATAACAAACATTACACTGGATTACTATTTGAATTAAAGATAGGATTAAATGAGAAGAATACTATTGTAATAGATTATGGAGGTAAACCTGTAGGTAAAATAAGAGAAGCATTAAAAGGTTTACCTTACCATGGTAATCTATGTGCTGCCATAATAAATCATGCTAACTCCGTAGGTAAAAAATTAGAAGATGATATTAAACAAATTATTCAGAAGATTTAAAGTTTTGGTTGACCAAAAAAAAAGACACCTAGAGTAAAACTCTAAGTGTCTTGTTGTTGCCTGCTGGGGGAGTCTTTATGGCTCCCCTTTTTATTTTAGTGTATTCATTTGAGATCTCATGGGTTTTTTACTAGGTAAAATTAATTTACCTGTATCGTCTTTTGGATTCATAAAATCTAAAACTCTAGTAATGTAAACATCTTTTAAAAGTTCTGAATAATTTTTATTCTCTGCATATTTATCTAAATAATCAAAATAATTAATTGTATCCTCACCTTTTAATATTGATTCTCTTAGTTCTTGAAAATTAGATCCTGTTTTCATAAGTTCTAAAAATCCTTTTATACTATCCTCTGGGTTATCAAATACCCTAACTTTAGCTTTCTTGTTAGGATCTTGTGATAATATAAAATTTTCGTTACCCTGTGCTTGTATACCAAAGAAATTATTTGCTCGTTTATTAGTATCACCACTTTCAAAATTAAAATTACCAGTTTCAGTTGTAGCTATTGTCATTATAAAATCTTCATCAAGATTAGCTTCAAATGAATCTGGGTTATATTGAGATTGAACGTTTCTTATCTTCTTTAAAAAATCTCTATGTTTTCCATATTGGTCCATAGTTCCATGCAATAATAATAAACTAACAATTCCAAGCACGAAGTGCTTTATTAATTCTTGAATTTGGGTCATTAGCAGTTTTTGAAGATGTTAATTTTTTCTTCATCCCTTTCATACGAGCACAAAAACTAGCCCGCCTTTTGTTACCAACCTTTTTACTAGGTGCTTTAAGATTGCCCCCAGTTGCACGATTGTATGATGCACGACCTTTAGCATTCAAACCACCAGAGGGGTTTTTACCTTCTTTACGTTGCCATGCTGGTGATTTA